CTAAATGGAACCAGTTCTTGGTAGATTATAAAGAGGCCTCATCTTCTTTTACTTTAAATAAGCCAGTCTGGTCTAAGATATGCACTGACACATTTAAAGTTAGCAGAGACATGCACCCAGCATTAAAGATTATTATTGGAACTGAGTCTAAAGTTAGACTTGGTATTATTGAGTGGGCAGTACTAGAAGAACTGATCCAATTTTGGGAGGACAACAATGGCTAACAAGCGTAGGTTTAACGATACCATTATTAAGAATGGAATGATTGTAAAGATTCGTAAAGATGGAACCATACGATCAGTGGTTGGTCCCTACATAGTAAATCATAAGAAAGCAAAGCAATGAAAGAAGTTTTTTATACAACATTAACTGGCACTGCAGTAGGAGCAATTTTTAGCATATTGAAGTTGCCAATTCCTGCCCCTCCAGTATTTGCTGGTCTAATGGGAATTGTTGGCCTATGGATCGGATACGGTTTAGTTCAGAGGTTTATGTAATGGAAATATTTATACTAGGAGCAATGCTTGGCTTTATTATTGGATATCCTATGGGGTTATTCATAGATAAACTTGATAAGAGAGAGCGGACTAAAAATGGCAGATGACAAAAATACATTAGAGTTAATTAGCTCTATTACAGAGTTTAATGACTTGCACGAGTATATGGGCGATGATCAATTAGATAAAGCCTTAGCCATTGTAGTAAAGCTATTAATGAACCCAGATGTTCCTTCAGCTAAGGCTCCGTATCTTATTATTGAGCTTCAAGCAATGTCTACTAAGTTTTCTATGATGGCGTCTTACTATTCAACAATTGCGAAGGACAAGGCTGGAACCACAAACAATAACAAAAAGAACATTTATTATTCAGCAAAGGAGTCCATAGACAAACTTGTAGATGCACTTAAGTATGTCGTTAGGTATAATTCATAATGGGTAGAGATATTGTAAAGAACCTTAAGTTTAAGAAGCACACAGGTAAACATTTTGATCCAGAGCTGTTTGCACAGTTACTAGATGAATCATACCGTAACACTAAACGTGCAGATGGTGAGATGACAAAGAAGTCATTTAGCCCAAGCTCCCTTGGTTATGGCCATGGAACATGTCCTAGATATTGGTATATGGCATTTAGTGGCGCAATGTTTATTGACGATAACGATGCTGTAGCAGTTGCTAATATGGCGCAGGGCACACAGGCACACGAAAGACTTCAGAAGCTAATCTCTACTATGCCTCAGTTTGTTTCTGAAGAAGAAGAGATTATTAATGAGTATCCTCCAATTCGTGGATTTATCGACTTAATTATGGAATATGATAATGAAACAGTAATTGGTGAAATTAAAACGGCTAAGCAAGAAGTATGGGATGCTCGTCAGTCTGAGATGAAACCTACTCCTAACCATATGCTTCAGCTACTCACTTATATGAAGCTTAAGAATGCTAAGGAGGGATTCTTTCTTTATGAGAACAAGAATACACAGGAACTAATTGTTATTCCTATCTCTATGAATGAAAAGAATACCAAGATTATTGAGGACACATTTACTTGGATGTGTGAAGTTTGGGATAACTTTAAGGATGGCGATCTTCCAATGAGACCACAAGGTTCTTCAAAGTCTAAGATGCCTTGCACATATTGTCCAATCAAGAAAGAATGTTACAGTAAAGATACTCCAATCGGTACAGTTCAAATAGAATTGTTTGCGGTACCTAAAGTATGATCTGTGCAAATAAAGAGTGTGCTAAAGATTTTGAGGCCAAGACTCACAATCAAAAGTACTGCACGGATGAGTGTTGCCGTGTTGCAACCAACCGTAGAATTATGGAAAAGTATTACGAAAAGAAGGCTATCAGAAATGGCGCTGCTCGTGGTTGCAAGAAATGTGGGGCACAGCTAAGTAGATACAATGACACAACCCTTTGTGCCTCTTGCCAGAAAAAAATAGATATAACAAAAAGAAATAAAATTGTAGGGATGCTAGATGAAATTAGCTGAGCTTGTAAAGACCAAAGCCAATAGAGTCTTAGGCATAGATGCTTCTACTAACTCTGTTGCATTTTGCTTAATGGAAAACGATAAGCCTTTAAAGTGGGGGAAGATAGAGTTCGCTGGCTCTGACATTTATGAAAAGATATATGACGCTAAGGTAAAGATGCATGTAATGTTAGATGAACTAAAGTCTGATTATATTGCAGTAGAAGGAGCAATCCTTGTCAGATCCCCTGATGCCGTGATAAAATTATCTTATGTATATGGCGTTGTTATTGCTGAGCTTATGTCTACGGGTGCTTCAGTTATTACTATATCTCCCAGTTCTTGGCAGGCGTATATCGGCAATAAGAATCCCACTAAGGATGAGAAGTCTGCAATAAGATTAAAAAATCCAGGGTACGCAGATTCTTGGTACAAGACTCAGTTAAGAAATATGCGTAAACAAAGAACAGTAGACTACTTTAATAAAAAGTATAACCTGTCCTTGACTGACTTTGATGTGGCAGATTCATTTGGAATTGCAGATTATGCTAATAAGGTGTTGACTCAACGATGAAACTTTATCAAAGTCAGACATGGCTATACAGAAGGTATGTTGTTCAAAAGAAAACGGTAACTGAAATTGCCGATGAGTGCAAGGTTTCTGCTATGACTATACAGAGATCACTAGATAAGTTTGGCTTAATTAAAAAGAGATGAAGTTTACACATAAAGTTTTCCATATAGAAGGCAATGATCTTAGATCAGATCTAGTTAAATCAATTAATAGCTATCTGTATTCTTATTCTAAGACTTTGATTACTCCTACAGTTAAAATATCATGTAAAGAAGATTACGATGTATTTACAAAGGATAATCCTAGTTTTATTCCCGATCCAAATGGGTACAATATAAACGGAGAGCAGGGCTGGCGTTTTGGAGAAATTGGAATTTGGGCTAGCAATTGGACTGCGTGGCATAACTTTTTAAAGTCTGATGCTGAATATCTTATTTTAATGGAAGATGATATTACTTATAGTGATGGAATGATGGATATGATAATTAACTATATGTCCCAACTTCCAGATGGATGGGAGATATTTCATCCATTTTCACCAGCAGATCAGTTTGGAAAATATAACTCATCTCACAATATAGGAGCCGATAATGTATGTAAGTCATATCAGGACTGGTCATGCTTATGCTATATTATTACAAGAGATGCTGCTCAAAAGATGATTAACTATTCTAATAACTTTAAGCTGCCATTGGATTGGTACATGTTTAGACAAACAGATTTATTTAACGTTTACACCTTAAAGCCATCGTCAGAGTTCCCTTGCACATTATTTCCAACGGAATCAACATTTCAAACTACACAGAAAAGAGAAGTAATAAATGGGATACTCTAATCCAGAAAATAAGCCATGGGCACAGCAAAAAATTATTGAGTTACATCCAACGACGGTACTAGATGTTGGAGCTGGACAAGGTACCTACCTGAATTTAATTAGAGAAGGATTAGGGGCGGAAGTAATAGTAAATGCAGTAGAGGTATGGCAACCATACATAGATCAGTTTGACCTACTTAATAGATACGACAAGCTATTTGCCATGGATGTAAGAGACATGACAAACTTTAAGTATGACCTTGTTATCCTTGGAGACATACTTGAGCATATGTCAGAAGATGATGCAGTAGGTTTATGGGAGAAGATATCTAAGCAAGCTAAATATGCAATGATATCTATTCCTATTATTCATTATCATCAAGATGCTATAAATGGCAACCCATACGAGATTCATGTAGAAGAAGATTGGACCATGGAGAGAGTTTTGGAAAAGTTTAAAGGCATCACAGAGTACAAGAAATTTGAGGTAACTGGAACATTTATTGCGGAGTTTAACAATGACAATTCCTAAAATTATTTGGCAGACATATAAAGATCCCTACGACACTCTTGCAGATTATATGCATAAGTCTATTAATACATGGCGTGATTTAAATCCAGATTATGAGCATAGGTATATGGATGACACACAGGCCGCTGAGTTTGTGTTAAATGAATATGGCCAAGAATGGCACGACATATTCGTAGGTCTTCCAGTTGGCGTTATGCGTGGAGACTTGTGGCGATATATGATTGTTTATAAGTATGGCGGAGTATACACAGACTTAGATACAGAATGCTTAGATCCCATATCTGTATGGATGCAAGAGGATAAAGAATTTATTGTATGTCCAGAAACTAGCCACCATTTTTGCCAGTGGACCTTTGCTGCAACTGCAGGGCATCCAATATTAAAATCAGTTTTAGATTTAATTAAACAAAGGCTTTTAAATCCAGAATATGGATCACCACATTTTGTTCATACTCATACTGGCCCAGCAATATGGACAGAAGGAATCAATAAGGCATTAGACTTTAATGTAAATAATCTAATAGACGACCACCTATTGTTAAATTCCTCTGACAATGCTAAACTATATAAGTTCCATTGTTACGGTGGCGAGCAATGGAGAATATTTCATTTTAAATCTGTAAAGCATATTTACGGAAGCCAAGAATGGGATGATGGAAATTATGTTCAATGGATTGAAGACCCTATGGTGAAAGGTAAAAGATAATGGCGGGATACCCAAATAAAGAAAGCGGATACCAAGCTTGGATTACAGATCTACAATTAATAGCAACAGATGCTCCTTCAGGTCATAAGATAATTGTGGAATGCCTTGAAATGGCAGAAATGCTAATTAATAAGAATATATCTTACGGAGACTCAGCATTGAGCCCTATCCGTATATTTTCTCAGGCGGATAACCAAGAGCAGATTAAAATTCGTATCGATGACAAGATAAATAGAATTAAAAATGGCTCAGGATTTGCAGGAGATAATGATATTGATGACATGATTGGCTATTTAATCCTGCTCAAAATTGCTAAGAAACTTGCTATTTCAGTCGACTAAGAGTATACTCTAGTATATGTCTGAAATTGAATTAGCTGATCATTTTGATCGCATGAACGTAGTGGTCTCAGAACTACTTAAGGGAAGCAACCCTACTCAAATTGCGACCATAACGGGCTTTAAGAGGGCTGAAGTGGTTGAGCTAATAGATGAGTGGAAGAGCGTTGTTCACAACGACACAGCGGCCCGTGACAGGGCTAAAGAGGCTATCTCAGGAGCTGACCAACACTACGCCATGCTTATTAAAGAAGCTTGGAAGACCGTAGAGGATGCAGATCAGGCGGGACAACTAAGTGTTAAATCAGGAGCCCTAAAGCTTATTGCAGATATTGAAGGCAAAAGAATAGGTATGCTTCAAGAGATAGGCTTGCTAGACAATGCCGAACTTGCCACACAAATTGCTGAGACGGAACGCAAGCAGGATATTCTCGTAAAGATTTTAAAAGAGGTTACTGCAAGCTGTCCAAAATGTAAGATGGAAGTTGCTAAAAGATTATCTCAGATTACAGGGATTGTGGAGCCAATAGAGATAGTTGAGGAAGTTAGTGGATCTTAATTTTGATGATCTCATTGACATACTGGATGGCGAAGAGTTTGATGAGCGTCCAGTAGATCTTCGTACATTTGTTCAAAGCCCAGACTATTTAGGCCTACCACCATTATCTGAATACCAGTACACCCTTATTGAAAAAAGCTCACAGATTTATAAAGAGTCGACACTTGTTAAGTTATTTGGTGAAGACGAAGGTGTCAGAATGTTTAAGCAGACAGCCAATGAAGTTGTCGCTCAGCTAGGAAAAGGTTCTGGCAAGGACTATTGTTCTACCATATCAGTAGCTTATATAGTTTATTTGCTATTGTGTCTTAAGGACCCAGCAACATATTATGGAAAACCTCCTGGAGACTCAATTGATATTATTAATATTGCTATTAACTCACAGCAGGCAAACAATGTTTTTTTCAAGGGGTTTAAAACACGAATAGATAAGTCCCCTTGGTTTACTGGAAAGTATGAGCCAAAGGCTTCTGAAATGAAGTTTGATAAGGCTATAACAGTACACTCAGGACACTCAGAGCGTGAGGCCTGGGAAGGATATAACGTTATCGTAATCATCCTTGACGAAATCTCAGGCTTTGCCACAGAGAATACAACTGGTCATGAGCAGGCTAAAACTGGTGGAGCCATATATGATATGTATCGTGCATCTGTAGACTCTCGTTTCCCAGACTTTGGCAAGGTTATTCTACTATCATTTCCTAGATACAAGAACGATTATATTCAGCAAAGATACGACGATGTTGTGGCAGAAAAAGAAGTTATAACAAGAACACACCACTTTAAGCTAGACGATGATCTTCCAGATGGCACAGAGGGTAATGAGTTTGATATTGAGTGGGAAGAAGATCATATTATTTCATATAAGTATCCTAAGATGTATGCTCTTAAAAGGCCTACATGGGAAGTAAATCCAGTTAGAAAGATCGATGATTTTAAGGTTGCGTTCTATAAGAATGCACCTGACGCACTAGGAAGATTTGCCTGTATGCCATCAGAAGCAATAGATGCATTCTTCAAGTCACGAGAAAAGATTGAAAAAGCATTTAGCAATATGGCCATCGCAGTAGATGGCTTTGGTAGATTTGAAGATTGGTTTGCTCCAGACCCAGACAAAGAATACTTTATACACGTTGACCTTGCACAAAAGCATGACCATTGTGCCGTAGCAATGTCACATGTAAAAAAGTGGGTTAATGTTAAAGTAACTGATACTTATTCTCAGCCAGCCCCTATTGTTGAAGTAGATGTTGTAAGATATTGGACTCCAACTCCAGACAAGTCTGTTGACTTTACAGAAGTAAAGGATTACATATTGTCTTTAAGATCTAAGGGATTTAAAGTAAGAGTGTGCACATTCGATAGATGGAACTCTCACGATATGATGCAGCAATTAAAACAATACGGAATTAATACTGAGACACTCTCTGTTGCTAAAAAGCATTACGACGATATGGCAATGGTTGTGGCAGAAGATAGACTAGATGGTCCACATATTCCTTTGCTGATAGACGAATTGCTTCAGCTTAAGATTATGAGAGACAGAGTTGATCACCCTAGAAAGGGGTCTAAAGATTTAGCCGATGCTGTTTGTGGATCTATATTTAATGCTATTAGTAGAAGCAGACCGCAGAACAATGATGAGATAGACATTCATACCTACAGCTCTTTAAGATTTGATAGGGAAGAAGATAAAGATACAATTGTAACAAATATGATAAGGCCACCAAGGATGCCGAAGGACTTATCAGATGTATTAGACGGAATGGAAATAGTATGAGTATATATCAAGAAAAAGCTAAAGAGTGTAAAT